ATGCTATCGCATTGGTACATATTCTACGTATTCAGCAAGAACACGCAAGAGGTTATGACATATCCTGAATCCAACGAAATCTGCATAGCGTGGATTTATTCAATACTCTACCTGTACGTACCGTTGATGATATTGCCTGCGAGTTATTTTTTCAAGTGGTGCAGTCTGTTCAGGATACCATTTGCTTATTTCCTTTTCATCAATGTAGAAAGAGTGTACTATGGTTCTTGGTTTTGCACGAACGAAATGATAGACACCCATTATATTCTGATTTACTGCATTATGATGATGTATGCGTTTGAGTTGGTCGAATTGCTCGTCAAACGTTTTAAAGGCATAAGACGACATATAAGGAAAACGTATGGAACATAAGGCGAAATTTTTGTATGATGCTCTTGAGGTGTTCAAGGATATGGTGCAGAAGGGTGAATGCTCAAAGCAGGACATCAGCTATTGGTGTAGTGTGTCTGGCTATGAACTGGAACGTAGAGGGGCGAGTGTCGGCCAACAAAGGTGGCTGACCAAAGCGGAATCTTCAAAGATGCTGAATGTAAGCACTTCCACTTTTGACAGGATAGTCTTGGCTGGAGGACTGCCGAAAGGGAAGAAGATTCAAGGGAAGAAGAATCTGCTATGGAAACGTGAGGACATTGAGCAATATAAAAGAATCATGTTGCTCAATGCAAGGAAATGAGTGACAACGACTTATATATACAGGTTGAGTAACGTCATGTTGCCCAACCTTTTTTCATTTATTTTTGCTGCGTAATCGGTTACAAGTGTGAGTTAATATGTTTAATTTAAAACTATGAAGATTATGTCAGAAGAAGTAATCAGAACAACCAGTTGTTGTCCAGAAGCCATGATGGGTGGTATGATGGGATCAATGTTCAACAGGCAGAACAACGACCCTATGGCGATGGCAGCCATGATGAACGGAGGTATGAACAGTTGGAACAACTCTCCCTGGATGTATCTTATCTTCCTCGCTTTGTTCGGTGGCGGTGGCTTCGGTTGGGGCAACCGTAACGGACAATTTCAGGATGCAGAGATTCAATCCAAGCTGAACCAGCTGAGCACCCAGATGCAGGATGGCAACAATACCAACCTGTTGATGGATGCCATCAAGGGCAACACCACTGCTCTTGGGCAGCTTGCAAACAATCTGAACTGTGATTTCAACCAGTTGCAGAGCGGAGTGTGCGCCATTCAGTCGGCAATCCAACAGGTAGGCGGCAAGGTGGGCTACTCGGCAGAAAGAGTCATCAATGCCGTGAACCTCGGTGACATGAACATCGTACAGCAGTTGAAGGACTGTTGCTGCCAAACGCAACAGAACATCATCAAGATGGGTTATGAAAACCAACTCGGTCAGAAGGACATCGTGAACGGAATGCAGCAGGGCTTCTCCTACACCAATACCGGTATAGAGAGAACGGCATCGAACCTCGGGTTCCAGATTAGCCAGATGGCTTGTGATCTGAAGACCAACGCCAACGCCAACACACAGCGCATCATCGACACGCTGAACGGACACTGGCAAGAGGACCTGCAGCTTCGCCTGAACAGGGCAGAGCTTGAGCTGAGTCAGCAGAGGCAGAATGCAACGCTGATTGCGGCATTGGGAACCAAGGCCACTACGGCGACCACATGAATTGAGGAGGAGCCTGCGCCTACGGAGAAGAAGTCCGTGCGGAGGCTCTTCCGTTTAGGGAAGAAAAGGAAATGAAGCGTTCTTTGACTTGTTGGAATACCGTAAATATTGAATATTCTTTGGAAAATCAAGGATTTAACAGTTGTAATTTGATATTAAGATACAAATGACGTACCTTTGCAACGAATTTAATATCCAAACCACTTTAACGGAGACTTTATCATGAAGACGAATGCACTTTCTGTAGCCAACTATTTTATAGATTTGGCTCAAAAAGATAATAAGTCCATACATTTGTTGGGACTGGTAAAACGTGTGTATTTAGCACACGGCTTTGCCTTGGCTTTGTTGGGAAGAGGACTACTGGACCCCCGATTTGATAAAGTTGAAGCGTGGAGATATGGTCCTGTGATTCCTTCCGTATACCATTCTTTCAAACAATACAGGACAAAAGAAATTAAGGAAAAGACTGTTGTAATGGAATGGGATGCGGTAAAAAAAGAACCATTGTTCGAGATCCCTATTCTGACTAAAGATGATGAAAAAGCCATTGTGAAGATGGTATGGCAGCGTTATTCCGCATTTAAGGATGGCGAACTGGTCGATTTGACACACAAGAAAGGTTCTCCGTGGGACATCTGCTTTGAAGAAGGCAAGAATACGGAGATACCGGACCAGCTGACAGAACTTTATTACAGAAGACTTATTGAAAATGTCATGAAGAACAGTTAGTATGGAGCAAAAAGATATTCTGCAAATCCTTTCAAACGAGAAAAAAGGGAAGGACGAAAGGGATGAGGACCTTACATCCATTAACAAGGATGAAGGGAACGAAATAAGACAAAAGTATCAGGAAGAAAAATGGAGGACCGAAAATGAGCTATTGGCTGAAAAACTCAAAAGCCAGCAGCAGGACAGGGACCAAAGAAAGGATTTTGCATTAAGAATATTCAATTTTGTCAGTCTTTATATGTTCGGAGTGTTTTTCCTTTTGGTGATGTCGGGTATAGGGACAAATGATTTTCATCTGTCCGACACGGTGCTTGTCACACTGTTAGGTACGACAACGGCAACGGTGATTGGAGTTTTCAATTTCGTTGCCAGATACCTGTTCCACAATAAATGAGCAATACGAAAACAAGAATAAGATTCAAGCGGTATTCCACAAGTCGGGATGCCGCTTTTATTGTATAACCAAAAAGACAAAGATTATGATGTTCAAAGAATTAAAATCGGGATATCCAATATATCTGTTTGACAGGGCTTCGTTGAGATACGAACAGGCAAAAGTGATGAGCGCACAGCCGAACTATCAGCCTACGACAATAGGGAAACTGGAGACGAACATAACCGTACAGACAAAGGACGGCAAGCAGAATACCTACAGTGTAACGGATTCCGAACAGGCGGCTTATGCCGGGACACTGCTCATTGCTTCAAACAAAGATGCGGTCATCAATGAAATCAACATCTTGAAGAGCAACAGTGAAGAAGTGTTGAACAAAGTGGAAGAGCACAAGCATATCGTTTCCGAATGCGGAAAACTCTTGTCTGAGCTTGACACAACATTTCGTGACCAGCAACGGACTAACGAGAGGCTCGACAACTTGGAAAACAAGCTGGATGAAATATTCAAATTTGTCAAACAAAAAAACTGAGACTATGGATTTTGTTGAATTGATTCAGAAATATCAGGAGGGGACAACTCCCGAACAGATGAAGGCGATAACGGTGATCATCGGTAAGTTCGTGGCAACACACGCTACAGAAGAAGAACTGCACTGCTTATACCGTGACATCTATGGTGTAGTAAGCGAGGGACACTTTGACCGACACTTTGCAGACGAAGCCATCAAGAAGATGTGGTATGAAGATGACAATGGAGAAAAGCATTATGCTCCTTTCTTTACGGAAGAGGAGGTGAAAGAGGTCTTCGACCTGAACAAGGATGAGATATCAGATTATACGATATACGACCTTGCGGTAACGATGAACATGCTAAGGAGCGACAACAACCGATTCCTTAAAAAATACGCTTCTGGTGAATCCGGCAAGAAAGAAATGATCTCCACAATGGCAATAGAATATCTCCAAGACCCAGATGCGCCACATCCGACTAACAAGATATGGTGCTATATTAACGGATAAAACAAATTTTGAAAATTGTTCCCTTATCTTTGCATAAAAAGAGATAAGGATGAATGATATCAGGGCATTTATAATAAGCACAATATGGGGATTCTTGGCACTGCTGACCCCAATTCAAGACTTCATGGCGAGTATGGTAGTCTTGTTTACGATGAATTTCGTGTTCGGTCTTTTGGCGGCAAGATTCCATCACGAAGACTGGTCTTGGAAAAAGGCAGGAATGTTCTTCGTCTGTTGCTTCCTGTTTTTCGCAACGGTAGCAGTATTGTTCGTGTGCGGACATTTCCTGCACTCAGATGAACAGGCGATATTCTGTGTACGCTATGTCTGCATAGCTGCGATGTATCTATTTACCACCAACATAGTGAGGAACTGGCGGAGCATCCTTATCCCCGGAACACCTTGGTATCAGTTGGTGGATTTCGTGCATTATGTGCTGACATTCAAATTTGTTGACAAAGTGCCGATGTTCAGAAAGTATCAGGAATATAAGAAGACAAAATATGAAAATAACGAAAGAACAGATATTGCAGATAATGCCAAACGCTAAAGATGTAGCAGACTTATACCTTCCCTACATCAACGGATACAATGAGGTGTTCAAGATAGACACACCTTTGCGTATGGCCCATTTCCTTGCCCAGATAGCGCACGAAAGCAACGAGTTGAGAAACGTGAAAGAGATTGGCAGTAAGAGTTACTTTGAAAGGTACGATACAGGCAAGCTGAAGAAGATGCTCGGGAACCTGAAGTCGGGTGATGGCTACAGGTATCGTGGTCGTGGACTGATTCAGATTACTGGGCGAGCAAATTATATGGCATACAAAAACAGTCCTCGTTGCAAGGGTGACATCATTACGCACCCAGAGCTGTTGGAGAAGCCTCTCGGAGCAGTCAAGTCTGCAATGTGGTTCTGGGAAAGCCATGGGCTGAACAAACTTGCAGACAAAGATTCCGTGCTTGCTGTAACAAGGAGGATTAATGGCGGCACAAATGGACTGGAAAGCAGGAAGAATTATCTTGCAAGGGCAAAGGAAGCATTAAATGTATAGAGTATGCCAAACAAGGAGAATATATCAAGCTACAAGGTCGTGATGTGCATAGCCTGTGCATTGCTTCTGATTCTATTCTTCAGTTGCAAGAGCGGTTCTGCCGTGTTGAAGGAAAGCATCTCGCACAACAGGACGGACAGTACTGTCAGTTCGTATCGTAACGAAAGGACTCTCATTGACAGTATACTCAAGCGAGACAGCATATATATAAAGGACAGTGTTTTCATCCGTCAGGTGGGTGATACGGTCTATGTAGACAGATGGCATGGGGAGTACCTGTACAATTTCTTCACGCAGCGGAACGTTGATTTGCAGAACAAGGACAGCGGAAATTTTCAATACATTTCAGTATGCGATACGATAAGGATTCCCTACCCGGTAGAAAAGGAATTGTCAAAGTGGGAGAAGTTTCAGCTCAAATATGCAAAGTGGTCAATGGGAGCACTCTGCATGATATTGGTATGGCTCGGATATAAACTATACAGGAGAATTAAGAATGGCGGATATAACAATACAAATAGACAAGCAAGAGGTTTATGAGGATGTGTCTAAAGTCACTGCCTATATCGGAGGCAAGAACGTGGACACAAATGGTAAGACTCTCTATGACCAGGTGTTCGTCACCGATGCGGACAAGGAAATGATAGACAGTTTCTTTTCGTCCGCAACAAGCAATGTCGCAACAGCTCTGGAGCATACTCTGAAAGATATGGAAACGAATGACATCGGCTTCTTTCTGACATTGAGGATGCCCGGCAATTTCAGGACTACGATGGAAAAGCCACTTACGGAGAGCATCATTGAATATATAGAGAACAGTATAGTAGCAGCGTGGTGCTCCATAACCAAGAAGGACGAAGAATCCTATGCGACAAAAGCATCAGCCCTGCTGCAACAGATTAATGCGATGCAGTATTTACGACAAAGACCCAAACGAAATTTTTAAGAGATGAAGACATGTTGTAACGGATATAGGGTAATGATAGAATTGCAGAAGCAGGAACTGGTGTACGACATCAAGAACACTGCTTATATCTATGCAGATGCCCAGACGAAAAAGGAGGATGATCCACACACGCTGCATAACATCTTTGATGTGGCAGAAGCAGGGAATATGGACAGGTTGGCAAGAATCCTTGACTCTGCGGTTGAGGACTGCCGGGAGATGTTGTATCGATTCTGCAAGGTCGATATGCACGGAGGCGGATTCGACACAAACGAATGGGAGGAGTGTGTAGGCTCTCCTGCCAACGATGAAGAAGCCTATTATCTGGTGATGGTAATGCCAAGGGATTTCTCGGCAACAAGCGTCCATACACTGGCTGTCTACATCCATGATTTCATCGTGTATCAGTCTCTATACGAATGGATGATACTCGTCTACCAGGACGGAGCAGAACAGTTCCAATTGTTGGCAGAAGAGAAGAAACAGAAATACATGAACGCATCCATCCGTACAACAGGTCATACAAGAATAAGGCTCCATCCATTTTAATTTAATTGTTTTCTAATTGCAAAGGGTAACTGCTTATATCGGCAATTGCCCTTTCTTTTTTACTTGTCGAAGAACTTGTCTATCAGGCCCATCGCCTCATCCTTCTTCTTGTCCACAATCTTTGCATAGATTTCTGTTGTCGTAGTCCGTGAATGTCCCATCAGCTTACTTGTTGTGTACAGGTCTGCACCGAGTGTAATCATCATCGTTCCGAATGTGTGACGTGCAGTGTGGAAAGTTACGTGCTTTTTGATCCCGACTTTCAAGGCCCATGCTGCAAGATGTCTGTTTATTGTATGCAGACTTTTCAAGTCGGGGAATACCAAGGGACTGTCTCCCTTTTGTGGCATCCATTTTACAGCTTCGTAGGGTAGGGCATAAGAGACTGTCCTGTTTGTCTTCTGCTGCGTCAGACTTAAATGTAGAGTCTCTCTTCCATCATCATCCAGGGTGGTTTTGATGTTCTCCCATTTTAGGGTTCTAATGTCGGATATTCTCAGTCCGCAGAAGCACGAAAACATAAAGGCTCGTTTAGTATCATCATTCACACACTCAGTCCGTGCTAAACACTTGACCTCATCCAATTCCAGATACGACCGTTCGCTATCACGGTATTTGGGTTTGTCTTTAGAGTCTATCTCCAAAAAAGGATTCTTTAAAATCAGGCCTTCCTTTACTGCCCGGTTAAGCATATCGTTGAAGTAGGCATAATATAACTTTTTCGTGTTGTTGCTTAGTGGAGTCCCGGTATATTTCCGCTTTGCTTTATTCAAGTGATCGATGAAGCCTATGCAATATTTGGTGTCTATATCGCACAGCTTAATCATAGTTCCTTTGTATTTCTCCAGTTGCAGTTTCGTAGCATAGATGTGCATCTCAATATTTTTCGGAGACTGAGTATTCTTCAGTTTGTGTTTTTTGTACACATCTATCCAAGCATCAAGAGTCATTTTGCTTTTGCAGGATTTTATTCCTGCTATACCTTCCTTGATCTCGATTACTCTTTTGGCTTTTATGATGTTGGCAATCTCCATAGTCTCCGAATTCTTCTGCCTTGTGGCAACTTTGTTTCGTCCGACTTCGGGCAAAAGATACAGCTTCAGAAACTCATATTGCCGTTTCCCATTTATGTAGATGTCAAGGTATATGCTCTTGTTTCCGTTCGCAAGTTCCTTGAATCTAACAGTGACAGGCTCTTTGTCAATAGTCTTCCTTCTTCCCAT